CGAGGAACGCCAAACTGGCAACAGCGACAGAAAGACCAATGTTATCATGGAACTGAGTACTGATAGAGTTACCAGTCATGATTTCATCAATCACAGCAGAAGTAAACCCAATCATAGCAGCACGGCCATTTACACGCTCGGCAACGGAAAGATAATCACTGGGACGATCAATCTTCTTGAGGGGAGGAGATCTAGAAGATACGGTATTCTTGGAGATCTTCTTTGGAGTAACTGTGGGCTTAACACTAGACGAAAGAATAACACAAGGCATTATATCTTCTTATCCTTTCTTTCTTTTAAGTAGATGACGTGTAAAATGTAGAGGTTCAGAATCAACGCCAAGATTGTGTAGATCGAAGTAAAGTTCATCCCAGTTCTGTACTGATGAATTAACCATAAACTACTCGCGATTATACTGAGAGTTATGTATTGTTTAGACATTGGAACATCATCCGTCTTTATGATATTGGACAGGTTATCGTACATTTGGTAGACACCGATACTCATTGCCAATGCGGCATCCATGTCGAATCTTAGTAAATAAAAATATTTTTTTACAGATATGGACGCTATACTCGCAAAATTCACAGGAAAGATCGACGCAAAGAGCCTTATCCAAACGGTAGAGGACATCAAGCAGGAATACCTTGATGATGGTTTCACCAAGGAGGACATTCCTCCCATCCTTGGCCGCCTCATGTTAGAGACCCAGAAGTTCAAGAAACTCGAGGGTTCCCAAAAGAAGAAGCTTGTCATCGGTGTTCTCAATCACCTCATCGAACAAATTGACGAGGGTGAGAAAGATAGTGAGTTTGAGTCTGTCCTCAAGAGCCTTGTGCCACCCATGGTTGATAGCTTTGCCGCGATGTTGAAGGCGAAGAACGTCGTTGCTCGCTTTTGCCCGTGCCTGTAATTACAAAAAGTGATATAAAAAAGTAACACGTGTACATAACACATGAAGTTTCCATCACTTGAAAAAATGGTCGAATACGGAATATACACTGTGAAAGATCTTGTACTCTTTTCACAGGGTAGACTCATAAAGAGAAATACTAAAATTCACATGGACTGTCCAGTTTGTCATCTTGTATCTGAATCCGATACTTGTCCCAGGATACATAAAAAAATCTAAACTTATATCAAATGTCTAATGCCATTTTACCATTGGCTATGCTAGGCTCTATGATGAGTTCCGTGGGAGCCGTAGCTTATGGTATCCAATCTGGTGCCATACCATCTGGAAAGTCTGAACCTGAACCCGTGTATATACCACCCACTCCGTCTGAACCAGCTGAGTTAGCGGGTGGAAGCATGATGGTCGATGACTTTGTTATCCAGGGTGATGCCGACGAAGCTGATATTACCGCCATCCTTGAAGAATCTGCTTTGGACGAAACCACCGCCGCTCATGAAGTAGATGGAGACGACGATCAAATCACAGGACTTTCTGGTATGCCTATAAATTGTGGCGTTGTTGATGAAAGTCAAACCGCTTTACAATCGTTTGGTATCAACAAGGATAATAAATATGCATACAAATGCTCTTCCTTGGAGAACCCCGGCGAACTAAAGTTCGGGACAGCTGGAAAGTATGTATCTTCTAGGGGAGATATCGAAAATTTACACCAGGCCCAGGCTCTGTGTGCGTCCAATCAAGCACTGGTTGGTTTCGTACTTGACCAGAATAAATCCAAGACCAAGCTTGGTTACCGATATGATTGCATCAATCTCAAGGGTCCCGCTAAAATTCGCACAGCCCTCACATCTTACAAGCCTTACAAGAGTGGTGATGGGATGGGAGATAATGGTGCTGATTTAACCAGTACCGCTCGTCGTGATAAACAGATGGCTGTTTTGCAACCAACTTCCGGAATCGGTGATATCGCGTGCAATGAGGGTGAGCTTTTACAGGGTTTCGCCATTGAGAAGAGTGGTAACAACATGCGTTACATCTACCGCTGTGTCACTCCTGCCTACGAGGCGGATTAATAACCAGACCAAGTGCTGTTTCTAGACTGTTTTGATTCCTTTGTAGAGGTTTAGACCTCTTCAAAACTAAACCATCATTCACATTCTTTATTTCATCCATCTTCTTCTTTGTGCTTGAAATAAATGGTATAACATTATCTTTGATAGGCTCTGTTTCTACAGGTTTTGACACAACCACATCTTTTACAGAATCCGCCCTAAATTCTTCTATCGTCAGGTCTCCCCCAAAAACATTTAGTCTATGTCTGTGAGGTGCTCGTTTAATAGAGTCCAATTTATTACAACACCTCTTACGCATAAGGGATATATTACCGCATATGATACTACCCTTAGTAACACCATACTTTTCAAGAGCATACGACTTCATACAACTCCAGGAGCAAAAATAACCTGTTGTTGAAAACTTCTTACGGCGATCGTCGTAACCGTAAGGAAGCTGTAGAGGTTCATTGTCAAATGGGTGGCAGCACCACCAGCACCACATCTTTATTACTAAAAAAATGTACCCTTTAAATAAGATGAATAATAGACAGAATAATAGTACGGCTATTATTCTGATACTCATTATGATGATGATCAGTTCAATGATGTCATCATCAGCGGGTATCCTAGGTTTCAATTTATTCACAGCCATCAGGCCAAGTCAGGAAGTATCTAATCGTATCAAGAAACAGGAAGATCGCGTTGATGAACTTGCAAAACAAGCAGGTATTGATGGTAAACAATTCCGTGAAGAGCTGAATCAAGAAATTAAAAAGGGTTGTTTCATATCTGTAAATGCGGAAGGTAAATGTCCAGAAGGTACAAAACCAAAATCTGCTGAGTGTTGTGAATTTATAGACCCAAAAATGCCATCTACCGGAGAAGTGTTGAAACAAATGGCACCAGATTTGGCTATTGCTATAATCGGTGGTATATTAGCAGAAATCGCAATTATTGTAAGTATAAGACTGGGAATTCAACTATCCACGGCTGCCGGACGAACTGCAGTCGTAACAGGTGCCGCGGCAATTGGTCGAACAGCTGCGACACAGGGTACTCGTGTAGCACTTACTCAAATGGGTACAAGGTTTGCGGCGATGATGGCATGTTCACCACCTTGTACCGCAGCGACAATAGCTTTTGCTGTATTTACAGTAGCTCTTGATATGACAGACCCCTTCGGGTACAATAACTTCACAGCAAACGAAGTTATACGTCGCAAAAGAAACACATTGGATGTAAACTTGGAGGAGGGTCTAGTAAAAGATGGTAACACAGCTCCCTTGTTGTTTCCCCTTTCGGCAGCTTATCCCGAACTAGACGATGAATTTAGAGAGAAACTTATGACAGAATTCTTACCAGACGCCATGGAGTTGATGCCTCAAGAAGTCATGGTCGAATTTTTAATTTCACAACTATCTGGTACACCCCTCGAGGGAGATGAAGCTGAACGAGTGCAAGAAGAGTTAGGAAAAGCCATGGAAAAGGCCTTCTCAAACACCGAAAAACGAGATAAGTTTGCCTATCAGTTTTATGTAAGCAAGGGTAAGGGGCGTGAAATCGAGAAGGTACCATGGATGTCCTCAAAGAGCACAATAGGTGTAACATTGAATGAAAAGGGTGCTAAAAAATACAACGAACGAATGAAGGAAAAACATCTGTTGTATTCAAATCCACACAGAAAACCACCCGCTGAAATACCAACAGATTATAGCCCTTTCACAGCGGCGTATACCGATACGTATCGTGTATTAAATAAAGAGAATCCGGGTGAAAAAAACAACCCTAATGTTGTAGAAAAGAAGTTGAAAAAGAAAGTGTGTTTATGCTTCCCATATGCGATGTTGATTGCAGACTGTGAATATGGGTTTAATTCAACTAAACATAGTCAACGTTTAAATCCAGCCGTATACGGTGTCACGTATAATTACGAACGTGGCGAATGTAACTTTACACACGATTATTGTAAGAGACTTGGATTAAAATTAAAAGGTAACGAGTGTAAGATGCGTGAAGGTCAAAAAGAAGCCGAATTGATTTTAGGTAAAACAATAACACGGACCTACATCCGGGATTGGGATAATCGTATAGATGCATTTAAATCAGGTGATCCTGTGAATATTATGCTTGGTGTAGCTTCTTTAAATCCTTATAATCTTCTTTTAGGACCTTGGACTCAACAAGCAGTATTTGCAATCAAAGATACATATGGTCGTGGTGTAGGAACACCGATGGTTTGTGGACCAAATAAAGAAAGAAAGGGTGCATTGTGTTATCCTAAATGCCGTGAAGGTTACAAGTCTAGTGCCCTTGAATGTGAGAAATCGTGTCCACCTGGATCGAAGAATACTGGTTTAACATGCTTACAGCCCATTCATGCCTTCATACCAAGTAATAAATCATCCAATCCATTTGACAAGGGCTTTTATCAACGAAAAGCTTGTGGTCGAATGGTCGATAAAAATTCAACTCTTGGACGAGAAATCCTCAAACAAAAAGAAGGTGAGATTGAATCAAGACTTGAAGCAGAAAAAGAAAAAATGAGAAGCGAAGGTGTATCCGAACGCACTATTAGACAACGCATGAGAGACGAAGGATCTACTCGTATGGCCATAGAAAATGAATATTTACAGTACAAATTTAGAGGTACCACGTGTAACGAACCATGTCTACCAAGTTTCACATTTAGATCTGGTGCAGCTGGTTCGGCGTTCTGTGATAAACCAAGGAATAGGTATTCTAGAGCTGGAAAATCGAAAGTTCCAGATGCCTGTCCAGGGAACAAAGTAAGGGATGCTTCACTTTGTTACAAACCGTGTAAACCTGGTTACAGAGGGAATGGTCCAACATGTAAAAAGACCGAAGAGTCGCGACAAGGAAATGTGTACACCAAGGAAGGACTTGGGTCGACACTTGATATTTAAATTCTCAGTACAAAGTAATAAATATGGCAGCTGTTGCTAGAGGTACTGATGCTGCGGTTACTTTGGCCAGAGGGGCGGATGATGCTGCAAAATACCAAACGAAACTTCGAGGAATCAGCGATATATTTGCATCAAATGATGATCTTTTTAAACAAACAATGGACAGCACGAAGTTCGTAGATAATTTAAACCAGGTAGATCCTAACGATTTAAAAGAGGTATTGAAGGGGGTAAACGATACCAATAGATTGGCGGATATAGGTAAAAAATTAGATAAGAATACCTTAGACGCACTTAAAAAGGTTGACGGTGGGGCTGATCTCGTTAAAAAACTTGATCCAAGTTCTGCTAAAAAACTTAGTTCTGTACAACGGGCTAAAAACGCTGCCACAGCATTCTCCAAAGCGTTTTCTGCTAAATTAAGTAAAGCAACAAAATCGATAAGAAAATACATAAGCGGGGCCCCAAATCAACCAAAAACCCTTGCTGGTGCTACAGAGGCTGCTGTTGACTCCTCTAAAAAACTACCCCCGGGAAAAACTCTTGATAACGCATCGAATGCAGATGTAAGTAAGGGCTTAGTCGAAACGGTGGGTGGTAATGCAGATGAGGCAGCAGAAGCTGTAGAAAATACTGCAAATGTGTTAAAGGATGGAAGTGAAGCTTCCAAATCTCTCAGAAAGAGTCTTGCAGAACTAGGAATTACACCTGGTTCGGTCGCTATCGGTGCAGGTGTCATAGTTCTTTTATGCATGGCATACGACACAGATAATCCTTTCACCGCCGTTGATCGTGCTTTAGATGACACTGGAAAGGTCGTGAAAGGTTTCAAGGAAGTAGCGGACTCCGCGGCCACTGCTGTTAAGAATACGGCGGAAGGTGGATTCGACTTCATTTCTTTCGTCACCCAAAATTCGTGGATCTCTTTCGCTTGTTCGATCCTTTGTGTCATCCTATTATTCGCTTTATTCATGACAGGAATGATAGGTTCCATGGGTGGAAATAATAAACGTTAAAAACCATTTGTAATTATCCCATCAACATTATACTTATACATATGAGTCAACTCCATGTCTTCTTTGTGTGTATATGTGTAAACCTTAATTTTATTTGAACGACAATAGGCTATAAAGTGATGATCCAAACATGTCCAGTGAAGCAAAACACAAGATAAATTTCGGGTCAACGTATCAAACTCATCATCGATGAATGTTGTTTCAAATGTCGATCCTTTGTTAAAGTGAATTGGTAAGTTGTATATGAGATTTCGATTGAAACTACAAAAGGTTACATTTTCTACTGGTTCTTTCTTGTAAAAATCTATTAACGCAATAACAAGTTTGGTATTGTTTCCTTTTAAATCGAGAAACAGAGGTACGTCTTTGATTTCGGGTATCTCATCATAGATTTCTCGTAAAGTATGAACATCCTTTTGCTTCAACTGATTTGCAGTCATGTCTGACAGAAACTGGTTATCTATGTATGTATCATGAAATACCACAATCTCACCTGTATCACATAATTGAATGTCGATCTCTACCCCATCATATCCTCTGAACAACGCTTCCTTTATAGCTTGAACACTATTATCCTTGTACTTCAGAGAATATCCTCGATGAGCTATACACTTCATTAACTTAAAGAGATATTTAACTTTTAAGCTAATGATCCTTAGTATAGATGTCGGTATAAAGAATTTAGCAATCTGTTTACTCGATGAGGATCGTCAAAATTTAGTCGTTGAGTGGGATGTATCGGGTGTACCACCTCAACATAAAGATGGTGTTTATGTATCACTGAGAAAACACTTAGATGAACGTCCATGGGTACTCGATGCAACAACGGTTCTTATTGAAAAACAACCTGATCGGAATAAAAAGATGGTATCTGTGATGCATTTCCTTCATGCCTACTTCATCATCAAAAACCCGGATGCAGAGACAATCATATATGATGCACGTCATAAAATACCCGATGTTGCTGGTCCGGGGAAGGCACAATATCTGAAAAGGAAGAAGGTTTCCATTGAACGATGCGAACAGTTTATCCGCCAAAATAACGTAAACGCTCATTGGATAGATACATTCGTAAAATCCAAGAAGAAGGATGACCTGGCTGACACGGTTATGCAAGCTTTGAGTTTTGTAAATAGAGTTGAAGTTACCCCGGCTGTTAAGAAGAAAAAGGCGACAAAACTTGTAGCTCGTAGACCAAATGAAAACCAAAAGCGTACAAAATATTCAAAATCTAATCTGGCATGGATATACTTGAACGACAAGGACCACACAAAAACGAAAAGATTTGAAAAAGATCTCAAACGGTATTATAGAGATCTCGATGACTTGATTAAAGAAATAAACGGATAAATGAATATAATGGAAAAAGTTTTGGATCATGGCTTTGTTAGACTCGTTGATTACATGCCTCAACAAGATCTGGACTCGTCAATCGTTCAAGCAGCCCGAGTGTCATATGGAGACGGCACAAAAACCTCTAGGGGGGATAGGGGTCTCATTCGATACCTTCTTAGGCACTGGCACACGACACCCTTTGAAATGGTGGAGTTCAAGTTTCACATCAAAATGCCCATATACATTGCAAGACAGCACATGCGACACCGTACCGCCAGTATAAACGAACTTTCTGCTCGATACTCTGTCGTACCAAAGGAGTATTACGAACCAGATGTCATCCGAGGTCAGTCACAGGTGAATCATCAAGGATCGGAAGGAGTTGTCGAAATTGGTGGTGAACTCAATGACCGAGTGTCCAAGCAGTTGAGTGGTTCGTTTGACGTGTACGAGACGATGCTAGATTCTGGTGCTTGTCGTGAGCAGTCTAGGGGTGTCCTTCCTCAGTCCACTTACACAGAGTTCTATTGGAAGATCAACCTCCATAACCTACTTCATTATCTTCAGCTAAGGATGGAACCTGGTGCACAGAAGGAAATTAGGGACTATGCAACAGCCATCTACGAACTAGTTAAACCCCTAGTCCCTATCACCATGGAGGCGTTTGTAGATTTTAGGGTTAACGCTATACAACTTACTGGTCCTGAAATTGAAGCTATTGCTAATGGGACAACAATTGCTTCACCAGGGGAACGGCGCGAGTTCGAAGAAAAACTAAAGAGGTTAAAAATTAAATGTCCTTAGAATACAACAAACACAATGTTCGCTATTACAACATCTCCCACTTGGTTAGCTCGCACAGATGACTTTAAGAAGGTCGGTAAAAAGATTCAAAAACAACGTCAGACAGAGGTAGACAGGATCAAGGACAAGATTGGTGACATTGCTCGAGATGAGCAGAGACGTGTTAAGGAAATTTTTAAGGAACATCAAGACATTTTCAAAAAGAACAAGGAAGCCCGTAAGACAAGCAAGAAGTCTAAATCGATCGATCTCTACGAAAAGTAATCCAAATAGCCACAATCACTGGTATTAAAGCTAGAGGTGAATCACTAACTCTCTCAGCTATTAATGCACATATCACACTGTATTGAACTACCCTTATTTCCTGCCTCGTTTTAATCATTGACCGTTTCATCGCTGCTCTCGACTTTTCCAAGCCGAGAACAGACGAAGTTATCTTCCCTATTTTAGATGGAATTTCAGTAGTACTCATGATTATCTGACTTATATCGATGGAATCCAGGAATTGTTCTTGGATCATTGGCTCGAGATATGTGAAGTAATTGAAATCTGGGTCCAATTGAAGGCATATACCCTCTATGAGCGAAAAGGATTTAGCCAGATAGACAAAGCTTGTTGGTACAACAAATGGTTTCTCCATTGCTAGCTCTACAGCTAATTCATCATTCATGATGGCACTACCGTCTAAAGTTTCCAAGTATCCAAGGATATTCTCAAAAAAAAGTTCAATATCCGTGACATCGGATGATGTTGGTACAATGACGCCTAATCTTACAAGAATTGCGACGATAGTTTTGGTATCTCTTTGTATGATGGCAGCGAAAAGGTCTGCAAACCCCTGTTTCAGTTCATCACTGAGTCCGATAAGTAAACCAAAATCATAGAAAACTAGTTTTCCAGATTTAGAAACACCGAGGTTGCCGGGGTGTGGATCTGCGTGGAATAACCCCGATTCCATCGTCTGAATAACATATGAGTTTACAAGGGCTTCGCACACTTTTTTCTTATTGATCTTCTTGTTCTTGATTTCAGTTATTTTTTCTGTTGGTACATATTCCATTACAATCATTTCACTCGTACAGTATTTTTTATACACACGCGGGATCTTAATCCAATCAACACCTCTCAATGACTTTCTGAACTTTATAGCGTTTTCTACTTCTTGTTCATAATCAGCTTCACCTAATAGATACTCGATCGAATCGTTAAGTACAAAGTTTGAACTAGATCCTGTATCTATACCCAGAGACTGGACAACCGTTAAAATTTTACGCACGGTGTTCGTATCAGATTTCATGATATCGTATATCCCGGGTCTTTTTAATTTTACAACAACCTGTTTACCATTATGTAGCTTAGCTCTGTGTACCTGCCCAATACTGGCAGATTTAAATGGAACCTCGTCAAACTCTTTGAATATATCGGTGTTTATGACATCTCTTACAAGATTGTAATCAAAGGGTGGTACATTGTCTTGAAGAGATTCCAATTCTCGTGTAAACTCAGGTGGGTACAGGTCACCCCTGGTTGATGCAATCTGTCCTAATTTTACAAAGGTGGGGCCAAGGTCTAACAGCTGGTGTCTTGTCCATTTACCAAGTTCCGCTTTGTCCTCTGTGAAGCGTTCTTTCCATATATACTTGGCAGCAAACTTCCAGGTTTTAACCTTTTGATTTGATGGTACTTTAATTGGTACCTGTTGCTGAGCTAAACATAGCATCCTATTCTATACAAGGTTTTTATTTCTTAAGTAAAACGAACAACGTCACATACCACGATAAAAGATATTTTGTAATATCAGAATGAAGATTCACATCATAGGTGCAGGACCCACGGGTATGTCTGTAGCGTGGGAACTGAAAAAATACACAGACCATGAAGTGTTTATGTACGACAAAAAACTTTCAGCTGGTGGTTCATGGTGGGAACCATCCCTGGAGACCAGAGATATTCACGCTCATCGTATAGTTTTCGATCGAGCATTCATTAACACAAGAAGTCTTTTGAAAGAAATGGGTATAGTTTGGGACGATATTTTTGTAAAAGCTGAAACCGACAATGCTGACATTATAAAAAAACAACTGTCGTCTAAAGACTACGCTTTACTGACTAGTTTAGCTGTCAAAGTACTCGTGATGCCATGGAAATATAAGAAGGTATCCGTGAAAGATGCGGTTGGAGAAATGTCGGAAGGAGGTCAAAAGCTTGTACAAGCAACCACATTAATTATTGATGGAGTACCTTGGGATGTCATGACCGCCTATGAGTTTATCAAGAGCTTTGATCATACTGGTTTGTCATCCGCTTACAAGCCTAGGGGATCTTTCAAAATTATGAATGATGCCATGCAACAAGCATTGGTCGACAAAGGTGTTCACTTTGAATTTGGTGCTGAACTTCAAGACATTACATATCTAGATAATGGTTTTGCGGCTCAGTTTAAAAGTGGTATGGTCGTGAAAGAAGGTCTTCTCATTCTTTGTGTCGATAACAGTCCAGCTATCAGTCTTATGAAAGACAATTGGGGTGAAGATGCCATAGAAAAGATTGGACCAAGTACGTATGGTGCCATAACGGTTATGTTAGAATATGAAGAAGACATGGATATTCCAAGTGATCTTCAATATGTCATTGATACGGAGTTACATCTTCAACCAGTTGTTCTACCGGATAAACGAACCATAGCTTGTGTGATATGTGATTTAACTGATGAAGTTGTTCACATGGAAGAAGAGAAGTTGATCGAAAAAGTCATCGAACAACTTGGTCTCGTGCAACCAAAAGAAATCAGGATCGGGTGGGGGTCTACATGGGACGGAACAAAGTGGAAGTTTGATCAGTCATCGGGTGTATTAAATCCTAATGGTCAACTTCCCTTCTTTGGTAAATCTAAGAAGGTGGCCATGTGTGGTATGATGTCTCCGAGGAATACACCATATTCGAGTATAGAAGCAGCCGTTGAGGTTGGTCGTGCGTTCTGCAACAAGCAATTCGGAACACGTCGCCCATATGAACCTTTCATGATTACACACATCCTCATGCTACTTATAGTTTTATTAATCATATTAGTGTATAGGAGAAGACGATGAAGTTTATAGGAACAGTTCATGAACCAATGTATGAATTTAATGACAAAAAGTATATTCGTATTATAATTCCCACTAAATTATCCGAAATCGTTGATCAAATGCATACGAATAAATGGTACTTACTTGCAAATAAACACATCGATAACCCACTTGAAGGTAACATTCTAACTGTAAAGGTTCCATTTCGGTATAGGAGAGTGATGTGTGAAGTCAAAGGACGTCCGATACAATCTCTTAAAACGGGAGATGAAGTCACTGTCGATGTAAATTTCAAAGGTGTGTGGAACGTAGGAAATTACTCGGGCTTTTCTTGGATACTCTCGAGCTGCTCAGCTTCCTCGGATTCCTCGGGCAATTGAATATCCTTTAGTCCCGCTTTCTTAAAACTCTCAAAAGTGGAAAGTACACCCTGAAGCCTGAACACTTCTTGTGAAAGTTCCTCTATATTCATACGAATCTTCTTAATATTCTCATCAATATTGACCGACGGCATTATAATTAGTTAAAGTTTGTCCTCTTTAACTAATTAAGAATGACAACTCTTACGAGATCTGGTCTAATAATAGAAAATCCAGCACCTGAAATTAAAAAGGAACTTACGGTAAGAGCACTCGTCAACAATGAATACGGATTTCCACCACCGCCTTTTAAAGTTTACAGAGCAGCTAAGAATGGAATCTGCGTTCCAAGATACTACGGAACTTATGTTCCACAATTGGACAAAAGACCAGCCCCCGTCAAAACCTCAATTAATTTTAAAGGGAAACTTAGAGACGAAACCAGACAAAACGATGCATTTAACGCCGCAATTCAAGCAGGCCATGGCGTCTTGTCTCTACCGTGTGGTTACGGTAAAACGACTGTATCCCTGGCCATAGCGTGTAAGCTTGGATATAGAACCATGATCATCGTACATAAACAATTCTTAGCTGATCAGTGGAGGGAAAGAATCAAACAGTTTTGTCCAGGTGCCACAATAGGAACGGTCCAACAAGAAAAGAAAGAAGTTGATTGTGATTTTGTTATTGCCATGCTTCAGTCACTATCATTGAAGGAATATTCTTTTAGTGACTTCGACACCATAGGTACCGTTATCGTAGATGAAGCTCATCATATTTGTGCAAAGGTATTCAGTCAAAGTCTTTTCAAAATGTGTCCAAAACACATCTTCGGTCTTTCAGCAACACCACACCGTAAAGATGGTCTTAGCAAAGTTTTACATTGGTTTATGGGTCCTATATTCTTTGCAGTAGAAAGAGAGAACCAGGATCAGGTTGAAGTATTTTCGATACAATACGAGTGTCCGATGTTTAAGAACCCACCCCCGTGTACACGAAATGGTCAACTTTCGTTGGTGAATATGATTACTGAGCTTGTAGAGCATCGTGATAGAAATAGGATGTTGGTTAATCTTGTGAAGAAAGCATCTAGTGGAACTAGACAATTGTTAGTACTCAGTGACAGAAGACAACACTGTGAGTTTCTTCACCAATGTTTCCCTAGAAGTTCCGGTCTTTACATGGGTGGTATGAAGGAGGCAGACCTCGAAGCGTCTTCAAAAAAGAAAATCATATTTGCAACATTCAGCCAAGCTCATGAAGGTTTAGATATTCCTACGTTAGATACTGTTATCCTTGCAACACCTAAATCCGATATTCAACAGTCTATAGGACGTGTTATGAGAGAGACACCTGGAAAGCAAAATAATCCACATATTTATGATATTGTAGATCACTGGTCTATACTCTTTGCTATGTATAAAAAACGTTTACGAGTATACAAGCAAGGTGGTTTCAATATAGATGCTGTACAGGGGCAGGAAGAAGACGAAAACCCGTTTCAGGGAAAGTGTTTATTTTTATAATCTGATTAACTATTAGAATGTCTGGACCACTGATCCAGTTAGTCGCCAAAGGTGCTCAGGATGTTTTTTATACAAGTAACGAAGGAACCTCTCTGTTCACTTCTAAATATACAAGACATACAAATTTTGCACAGGCTCCGAAGTTTATAAAAGAGTTTACATTATCCGATGATTCTTGCGTTATACCCGCCAATGGTGATATTCTTACAGGGTTGTGGTTCGAAGGTAAGAATCTAGTAGATGTCTTTCAAGGTTCAACAATTAGTCTTTATATCGGAGGTCAAAAGGTAGACTCACAACCATTTGATTTCGTCAGTGACATTTATCAAAATTATTTAGCTGATACATATACCAAATCTCAGGAGATTAATAACAAGTGTTCTGTGACTAACAGTAACTTTTTACCTCTCACATTTTTCTTTAATGGAAAGGGTTCCTTTATACCTATGGTATCGTTGCAATATCACCAGGTTGAAGTACGTGTAAACTTTAGAAAGAACTCAGAGACACCTTTTACCGCCAGGTTATACGGTAATTTTGTGTATTTAGATACACAAGAAAGAAAAAGGTTTACATCAAACAAACTCGATTTCGTTATTACTCAGACACAAACTTTGAAGGAGAATTTAAGTACAAACTATAACGACTTCGACATATCGGCATTTAATCACCCAGTCAAATCCATATTCTTTGGAATCCCTACACACTCCAGTAACGTCATAGAAGATCGATTTACATTTGATACAGCGGATATTCTAATCAATGGAACTCCATTAGTGGAAAATATGACACCCACATATTTCCATTCCGCCCAGAACTATTACAATTCTGAATATGGTGTTTCTTCTTTCAACGAGGAATATAATACACCGTTCTATACAAGATATTACGCCTATCATTTCTGTACAAATGCATCAGACTACAAATCCACGGGTACATGTAATTTCAGCAGACTCGACAACTCTAACCTTCAATTGAGAGATGTAAAATTAGGTACACTGAGAACAGGTGAAGATATTAGAATTTATGCACTCAACTTCAACGTATTGCGTATCCAGGACGGAATGTCGGGAATTTTATTCGGCAACTAAAGTAGTATACCATGGTTGGAAAAACACCACAAGTCCGAGAAATTGTATACAATGTTCTCGATGATAACGGTGATCGTACGATAGTTGCCAAAGGTGCTTCAACTGTTGATGTAGGTGATACAGAACAGTTGTTTACGAGAACTTCTAATCTTGAGGTTGTTTCGTCTAATACATTTTCAAATGTTAGTAATCTCCAATCCAATGTTGTTGCGTTGGAAATATTTTTAAGCTCCGTCTCTTTTCCGGGTGGTCAAGGTGTGTATCAACCAATTTTGTCAGTACTCGAACAAAATCAAGTGTCGAACGCTGCTCGTATTGATACATTAATCACTGATCTAGAAGCAAATGCTGTTATTGTTGATGGTACATATTCAAATGTAAGTACTCTTCAGACAGACACGGAATCTAATGCTGTACGTCTTACCAATTTGGAAAGTTATCATTTATCTAATGTTGCCAATATAAATGGAAACTTTTCGAATATATCTATCCTATCTAACGATTTAAGTGACAACGTTCTTCGTATAGAAGCCCTCGAAGCTGACATCGGTCTTGTAACCAATTTTGGTGATATTACCGGTCTTCAGTCTAACGTTACAGAACTACGTAACCGAGTAGCAAGTCAAACTATTCGTATAGGCACCCTTTCAGGTGGTTCGAGTAATGGAGGTCCAGGAACCTCTGCTAATTCTGCAATTGCTATAGGTGATAATGCGGGTGCTCATATGGGTAACAGGTCCATCGCTATAGGTGGTTTCGCAGGATTTAACACACAACCCATTCAAGCATCACAAACAGAGCGATCAATTGTCATAAGTGCTCAACCCGACCCATTAAGAGCAACTAGAACAGACACACTCGTCATATCACCGATGATAGAGGACAACAGTAACACAATTCAAATGATGGGTTATAATTTAACATCCAATGAACTAGTTAACACGTCTTTGTTGAAACTACTTTCTGATAGTAATATTCATTCGACGACTAATGTGTATATCGGTAATGGTTCAACTAAAATTGATACCGATGGTAATGGTTCTTTTGGAGGTAACATAGATATTCACGCAACTCTAGATGTGGGTAGTGCCTCTTCGTTTGGTGGAGCTATGACACTCAATAACAATCTAGAAACTATTGGTACCTCTTCGTTTGGTGGTAAAATGGAGGTCAACAACGACATTGATTGCAACGGTCAAAGTTTTATCATGAAAAACGGCAATTTAGATAAGATTATTTTTAGGGATGATGGCACAGGTTCATTCTTTAACAAAGTAGAAGTAAATGCGAGTGGAAATAACACAACCGCCAATCCCGCATTCGAAGTAGCTGGTGCCTCTACATTTAAGAGCGACGTAAAAATAGGTGATGCTGGTGCCGATAATCTTGAAGTAGTTGGCACATCTTCATTTGGAGGTGACATGACGATGAACAATGACCTGGCTATGACTAATGGATCTTTTACTATGAATGACGGTTCTGATAAGATTAAGCTACAAACAAACGGTAATTCTTCATTTGCTGGTCAGATGACATCGGGTGGTATAGATGTCACTTCGGGTACAGTTGATATATACCACAACGCTGCAGAATTGAGGGTGGGTCCAGGTATTAATGATCTTAAGGCTAAAATTAACCAAGACGGTCAAGGTTCTTTTACGAATATAATCGCGTGGGACGCGACCAAGACAACATTGGCGACACCCGCATTAAAAGTGGAAGGTCGCACTCTTTTGAATAATGGATTAAGTGTTTCAGCCACTGCTGCTTCTTCATTTGCAGGAACATGTTCGTTTGTTAGCACAACTTCATTCGGAGGTGACATGAAGATGAACAATGACCTGGCTATGACTAATGGATCTTTTACCATGAATAACGGTTCTGATAGGATTAAGTTACAAACAAACGGTGATTCTTCGTTTGCTGGTCAGATGACATCAGGTGCTATAGATGTCACATCAGGTACAGTTGATATAATCCACGGGACTGGAGCATTGAGGGTGGGTCCAAGTATTAATGATCTTAAGGCTAAAATTAACCAAGACGGTACATCTTCGTTTTTGGGTGTGATGGAAGTTAATGACAATATTGTATGCGATGGAGTCTTAGCTGTAAGAAGTGGTGGTATCGATCGCATTATGCTCACCCCCAATAACACCAGTGATAGTCAACTTAAGGTTTTGGGTGACATCCAAACATACAACGGCACTACACCAAAGACAGAAATAGATTCTGGTGGAAATGGTTCTTTCTCTGCCACCGTTACCGCTGCGGCCTTTTCAGGTGGTGGTGTGTCTACTAGTAATAGTGCTAATAAAGTAGTAAAACGTGATGCTAGTGGTAATTTCAGTGCAGGAACGATTACCGGGGCAATGAGTACGTCTCTAACACCCGGTACTCATTTAGATGGTAGTGCTTATAATGGTAGTACAGCTCGAACATTTTCTGTCATAGCTGAGACGGGCGGTACAACGTGGGCCCAATCGGCTAATAAGATAGTACAACGTGATTATAATGGTGACATTAAGGGTTATCGGTTTCATGGGGGTGGTGAGTATTTAACCAATCTCGACGGTTCGAAGGTAACATCTGGAACGATAGATAAAGATCGCGTCGCGGGCACTTTGAATCATACCCATTTCAGCCATGCGACCGAAGTCTTCGGTGCAAGTTACGAGACCCGGTCGATACAAAATGATTACCAGTCGTCGGGTGGGTTTGTCAGAGAGGTTTTTACTCAATGGGATGGTGATTCAGATCGCTACGCGTCCGTGGGTGTAGTTGGGAACGTCCTTTGCTTCGAGATATATCTTCGGTCCGATAAGCGAAATAAAAAGAATATTAAAACTATAGACACAACAACTGCACTTGATCTCGTCGATAAAATAAATACAGTTTCGTATTTAGAAAAAAGTACTAATCGTAAAAAAATGGGTGTTATAGCACAAGAGCTTGAGGAAATCCTCCCGCACGCTGTATCGGCTAATAATGACACTGTTTGTGATATAATGATACCATGTACATTCATATCTAAAGAACCATTTGATAGACCTACGGTGTCGATTAATAAATTTAAACTAAGTAAGCCGTTATCATCTGATATAGAGTTGGTATCTATAATGAGCATTGTACAAATGGAAAAATCTGTCGTCGACGACAATGGCAGAGTGTGTAAAAACCTAGATACTTTCATGTATTTCAAACATGATGAAGAACATATATATTTATTATCCATCATAGATGAGGCTAAGTTTGATTTAAATGACGGCGATGTGTGTATGTTAATGGGTAGGATAGTTGGGGATTCTTTAAGTGTGGATTATAATTCTGTGTTTAGTCTCAGTCTCCCAGCTATAAAGGAATTGAATATTCAAAGAGTAAAAGATAAAAAACGCATCGACGATCTAGAAGATACTGTTGCAAATCTTTTAGAAAGGATAAACTCTCTAGAGGGGTCGTAAATGAGATTCAACTTCACTAAAATCTAACACGTAAAATGTATTTTCAGATAAACCGTTATCTATCATTTTCATTACTCTATGTTTTCCATCTATCAACCTATACAGTTTATTATCTCTGTTCTGTAACCCAGATACTACTATAGGTGGAAAAGATATATCTGCTCGAATAAAACGGACACCCCCACAACAAATGCATTTTTCATTTATTTGATTCTTACCAAAATTATACCCTTTCCACATAACAGTGTCAATAGATAGAGTTTTTAACTTAGAAGAAGTTAACAAGTGTTTTATGTCTTCTAGATATAGACTGTACTCGACACCGTTTATAGACCAATCTCCATAAATAGAATTAATTGCACGGTGTACTCCGAGGGTCTCCATTTGTTATATTCATACAAAAAATAATAATATTTTCTACACCTCGGATATAGCAAATCCTAAACTCTTCCTGAATGTATTTTCGCTACAAACACAATGCCAAAAAAGTTGTGCATCATCATCTGATACATCAAAATCGTTTAAATGCCACCCTTTCTTATCATAATTTGTGACTACATTTGATGTGGTATTATCAAAGTACCTAAAAAAACTCTTGTCACTATCTTCAACCCATACAAAATATACACGTTTACCTGGCAAATTACTATTTGTATGCCAGTTACAAATACTACCCGGGGGGTAACGAAAGACACCAGTTGGATTTACTACTTTACCTGTAATTTTTCGTAATTTATTTATAATAGAATTCACGATTTCAACATAAAATTGTACATTGTACACATCTCTGTTAGACACTCCAATTTGGATATCACCTAAACTACACCTTTTAGTATCTTCCAGATCTGAAATTTTAATTAATTTATCTGGATTAAAACGAATCTTTTTCATTCGATCATCGTCCCAATTAAGTTTATCTAAAGCATCAAGTTCGTCTTTAAAATCATCTATGTTGATCATAGATATGATGTTACTATATTCTTTAATCACATTTGTCATACTCATACTATGAGTATGGGAAATGGGAAATTTTCATTTACCTGTCTAATGTGTCCATCAACGCAAGTGTTAACACACCAACAATGAAGAACATGACTACATAGTTACACTCTGTATCTTCCACTGTCGTCGGTTTCTTCTGAGGGACCGCAACCCGCCTTTGGGCTGGAGGAGCGACGGGCTCCTCCTCGATTGGACAGTAGCCTATCATTTATACTATGTCTACAGATTAATTTCTGTCTTCTTCTTTCTCCTCTTCCGACCAGAGCTTCCTGCAACATTTACTTCCTTCACCTCACCACCGGTAGACTCCCCCGAAATGGAAACGATGTCAGACACATTGTCATCCTCGTCAATTAGAGGAGGATCTTCACGAACAGTCTCAAGAGGCTTTGTGTTCATTGGTGGTGGAGGAGGCATCATAATACCTCCCATAAGAGACGAAATGTCGACACCAGGTCCCTTCATCTCATAGGGTCCATCTGGGTTATCTGGTGTAGCCTGTGCCTGAGACTGAGCAGCTGTATTCTGCACCGCTGACATCATATTCTTGACTAGATCAGGGTTCTGCTTCAGTACATCATTAACATTGGGTATAGCTGCCTTGAACATGGAATTGGTAAGATGAAACATCATCGCTGAACCACCAAGCATCATGATCAACTTCACTTCTGGTGCCACGTTCACCTTGTTCCTATATTTCACATATAGTTCTTCGAAAACTCCGTCATAATCTTCAACTGACTCCATCACACTTTCAGACCAGCCTTCAAGCTGAATCTCGAAAGGGTTGTAACGCTTGTTAAGAAATTCAAGACCGGTGACACAAGCGACAAGCATACGCCTCGAGAAACGAATACTCTGATCAACTTCTATACCATACGTGATACGCTTAACTTCTGTTCGAATCTCATCAATATTCGAATACATGTTGAGACGCTTATTGGTGTTTACACCCTTCTTCTCAAGACGTGCAAGCTTATTTAGTAAATCGGCTTTCTCTTCGTCAATAGAGGTGTATCCCTTAGATGGCTGCTCTTCAGTGTATCCACCAGTGCCACCTCCACCCATCCCCATATCGATGTCGTCATCCTGGAAGTCACCATAGTCACCATAGTCTATTTCTTCAGCAGGAGGTTTAGGTGGGGCTGATTGTTTTGTGGGATTAGCGAACGCGTCGATCTCTTCCTGTCTGTTTACCGGGGGAGGCCTGGATGAAACCATAGGCCTGGGCCTGGGCTTGGGCCGCGAAGGCGGGGCAATTTGAATTTCATCCATCAGAGCCTGTTCATTTTCATCCAATTTAAGGATTTCGGTATCCCCCCGATCTAGGATAATCTCTTCGTCCATCTACTCTTTATAATGAAACTAAAGTACTATCTTTAACGCACTTTCATAAAAAATGTTACTTAATATTAAATGAAATTTAACCGTAATACCCTTTTGGTAATCCTCAGTGTAGTTGCCATCGGCTTTCTCATCCGCCGAACCGTGTTAAGCTGCTACCAACCCAGGCCCATTGAAATCGAACCCCTCAATGAGGATTCGCTTCATGATCTTGAACATAAGCTCGAGTGTACTCCAGGTCACACTGCCGAGGGTAGCACTTACACCAAGGCTCTTACCCCCGGTGGTCTTTGCAAGTCTGAACAACTTGTGAGGGATCAGGCCAGTTATGCAATTGTTGATGGAATCGGTGGATCTTTAATCTAAATGTAATGTAAATGACAACAGTCACTGCTGTTAGATTAGACATTCCTGATTTTGATCACGAGTACCACACTATTACTGTTGATACCATAGGTCAATCGAGTGCAAATACATTTACAGCATATCTTAATACACCCCTTAGAAATATCACACAAGCTCGTCTTTTGGGTGCTCGTATTAAGACACTTCACAGCACTGAACACTGTTATATTTCGATAGATGAACTCGACAGTAATTTTGCAGATAGAGCAACGAAAGATCCCCCTCTTTCTACTTCTTCTCAACCAGGGTTGTCCGTTTTACGAAACTCTTTTGCTAGTCTCATAAGTGAAACATCAGCGACTTCTGGAGATCAGGTCATATCCTTTAAAGACAATTATATGGTTGCCCAGCAATTCTTAGATCCCATAGCCAAACTCGATCGTCTCACAATTCACATTCGTGACGAGGATGGTAACACTATTAAAAATCCTTCTTCCGCAGGTAATAACTTTCTCGTATTTCGTTTTGTATGCAAAAAGTCGAACTTAAAATAAACCTTTCCTTATTGTAACTATGTCATCCGGTATAGTGAAACTTATCGCTATTGGTTCTCAAGATGAGCATATTATGGGAAAGCCTGAAATTTCGTTTTTCAGTTCGACGTTTAAAAGACATTCAAACTTTTCACAGACCGTCGAAAAACAAATGATACAGGGGGCTGTGAATGGTGGTTCCATGTCAACTATCCGTTTCGAAAAAACAGGTGACCTTCTTGGTTATACATATTTCACTATCGATGATAACAACGCATCTCTGGATCACCCAGATTGGACACGTCTCATTGATTATTGCGAATTATTAATCGGGGGCCAGGTTATTGACACTATAGATTCAGTGTTTACAGAAAAAATTGCTATTGACACGTTTGCTAACAATGTCAGTAAAAGTTCTAACGGTACACACCCAGGTGTAAGTGCTCGTTCGTATTTTTATCCTTTACGTTTCTTTTATTGTGAGTCTCCTCAGATGGCTATACCACTTGTAGCCCTTAACTATCACACTGTGGAAGTACGTATTCATTGGGGACCAGATGCTGGCAACTATAAGTGGTCCGCGTACAGTAACTACTACTATTTAGACAATGAGGAGCGTGGAACTTTCGCTAGCCGAGATTTAGAAATGTTGATCTTCCAAGTCCAAAAGAATATTCCAAGCAACGAAACTATACAAGAGCTTCATTTCAATCACCCAGTGAAATATATTGCATCAAGCAACACATCTAATTACAGTGCGTTAACTTCCTACAACAACAAAGTAAAAGTAACAATAAACGGGGTAGATATTGACGGGTATAAATGGGCTCGTCCACACTTTATAGAAGTCATGAATTATTACCACACTAATTTCGTTACGTCTCCAGACTTCTTCCTGTTCTGCTTCTGTCTCACAACAAGCCTTATGCAACCCACAGGAACTTTAAATTTCAGTAGATTGGATGATGCGAAAATATTCAGTGAAACAATGCCTATAACTGACCCAGTGTATGCGGTAAACTATAACATCCTTAAGATTTCCAATGGGGTTGCCGGTTTGCTCTATGCCAATTAAAATACTAAGCTATATTAAATGGTGAAGAACTTAAGCACTATTGATCGCGGCACCAAGGTGAGATTTGGTCGTTGGCATAACGACGACCAGGCCGAAAATACGATCGTGATCAATGCTTCTGATACTCCAATTAATGCTGATCATTCAGGTCTTTTCATGAGTCCCATTCGAGTAGATGAAGGTGTAGTCGTTACTTTGATGGGTGTTGATCATAGAACTGGAGAAGTCGTTGACTCCAATATTAACGCTCAAGGTGTACAAGGTCGTGAACTTGATTTCTATGCAAATATAGGCAATGTAATTACATCAACAATTGTATACGAAGCAGATAACGCATTAGTTACAACAGGTAATATAGGTATTTCAAATTTAGAACCCATCCATACACTAGACGTTGGATCTAAATTTTCTGTAGATGAAACCGGAAGCAATGTTGTTACTATTCGAGGTGATTCATATATACAAGATAATCTCTTGGTAGGAGGAAACCTAGCTGTTAGAGGTACACTGACAACAATCGACACTGAAAACACAACCATCAAGGATGCTATTGTAGAGATTGGAAAAGGTAATACCACATCTGACGTGGGTTTTATCATGAACCGCCCAGGTTCAAATGTCGCTGTGGGATATCGTGACTCTGTTGACGAATTTGCCATCGCACATACAGATAGTAGTGCAAACAGTACCACCATTGTACCATCTGGAGAACTTATAGATGTCCGTGTCCATGGTCGTCTTCATACAAACTCAAATTTGTCCGTTGATACAAACTTATTACATGTTGATGCGGTAAGTGACCGTATTGGTATTAATACATTGTTTCCACAATCTACTCTCGACGTTATAGGTGATGCTAAAATAGCTTCAAATCTGGCCGTTGGTACTGATGGATTGTATGTCGATACCACAACTTCACGCGTGGGTGTTAATACTACTTTACCTACAACCGATTTTCATGTAGAAGGTGAAGCCCTTATTACGGGTAATTTAACTACTCAACATAGTGTCAGCGTCACTGATACAACTACATCTACTTCTACAACAACCGGAGCTCTTAAGGTAGCGGGTGGTATAAGTACCCAAGAAAACTTGAATGTTGGAGGTGATGTATCAATTATTGATACAACATCGGGAAGTGCCGCTGGTCCAGAACTTAATCTATTTAGGGATATAACTGGTGCCGACGGAAATTATATAGGACAAGTTAAATTCAAGGGTAACAATGACACTAACAATGAAAAAAATTACGCAAAAATAACTGGAAAGATAGGTGATGCAACCAATGGTTCTGAAGATGGTCTAATTGAGTTTGCCACTATTAAGAATGGATCTCAAAGTATTCGAGCCCGACTCACTTCTACAGACTTAAAATTACTAAATGGTGCGGGTATAGAAGTAGATGGTACAGCGAATATTACTAACACTACGCCTTCAACTTCTAAGACTACCGGAGCCGCAAAAGTTGCGGGTGGTTTAGGTGTCGCGGGAGAAATATACACATCTACTATTAATGCCGATAATGCCGAACTAAACAGTATAAATATCACTTCACAAAAATTATTAAATATTGGTGGTAATGTACATGCACTATCTGACCTCGTAGTGACTGAAAACGCTTACGTTTCTAATAACCTGACAATCGAAGGAGAGATTTTTGCTAAGACTGATCTAACAGTCACAGAAAATGCTTATGTTTCTAATAACTTAACTGTAACTAAAAATGTTATAGTATCCGGAGACGCATCAACCACTTCCAAAACAACCGGTGCTTTAACCGTTGTAGGAGGAGTAGGAGTCCAAGGCAATGTTCACGCAACACGCGTAAACTTTGAAGATGCTGAAATTGATAGTCTCACTGTTACGGATGCAACTGCGTCTACATCTGTAACCACTGGTGCAGCTAAAATTACTGGTGGTCTAGGAGTTTCTGGAAATGTTTACGCATCGAATATTATTGTCGCGGGTGACTCGTATGGTAAATTTACTAGCCCATTTTTAGCTAAGAGTGACGCGACCACAGAAGGAGAAGCTTTTATGGAAAATTTAAATGCCGGTGAAATGACGACTCAATCTATATCCGTGGTTTATGACAATAATTCTAGTTTCAATAGTCCAACAGCACATACTGCTCAAAATCCTATAGCTATTCAGTATTACGGGAGTAACTGGTT